TCCGACCTCGATCCGGCCATCCCAGACCGGGCAGTCCTCGATCCGGAGGCGGCCGGAGCTCTGGCGAAGGTTCGAGAGGTTCACGCGGCCGAGGCCACCAAGCGGGACCAGCTCGGTGACGTTCAGGGCTCCTCGGTCCGGGATCGTCAGATCAGGGAACAGCTGGTAGAACCGCGCCACCTTCTCCGTCAGGTCGAGCAGCTCGGCCTCCTTGCCAGTGGTCACGATCACGTCGAAGTCGAGGTGGTAGAGCCGGGGGGAGCGGGTCTCGGTATAGGTGAGATCGGCGACCTGCTTCTCGAAGATCCGGACCATCGTCCGGCGGTCGCGGTTCTCGGTCAGGGACGGCCCCTGGAGGATCACGCTCGGAACGTCCTTCACCTCGAAGGCGTCGTCGGCCGCCACGAGGACGGTCCCTCCGTGAATCTCGCTCTTGGCGAGCCGGAGGAAACTCTCGATGGCGAGGCGGACGGTTTCCAAGGTGGCAGCGCTCCCTGGGGCTGTCGGTTGGTTCGAGCGAGTGACAGGCCCTCACTCTTCTATTTACCGGCGAGGAGGACAAAACGAAGGGGGGTGGGGCAAGAATTCGTGATCAGAGAACGCTGGCGATCGCCACCCGGTAGTTCTCGATGACCTTTCCCCGGTACCTCTCCATCGTGGGGTGGAGGAACGGCCGAGGCGGGATGACGATCACGACGCCGTTCGCTTGCTCGATCGTCGCGCCGTACTCCATGACCGCGCCGATGTTGACCAGGTCGCCGCCGGCCTTGTTCGTCGTTCCACGAAGAAGCCCGACGAACGCCGACCCATCCCCGAGAATCCGCTCGGTGATCTTGGCGAGAAGAAACCCGGTGTCGATCAGCGCCTTCGAAGATCCCTTCCGCTTGATCGTGACCTCCGCGAGCGGCGGGAACGCCTGGCCCCCCGGCGCCTGATCCCGGATCCCTTTCTTGATTTCTCGGACCAGGAGCGTCGCATTGCGGATCGTCGCCGTCCGGATCGCGGCCCGAAGCCGGGCCCCCGGGTTCTTCTCGAGCTTCCCCCGGACCTTGGCCCAATCGCCGTAGAGGCTAGCGCCCATGGAGTCTCACCAACTCGGCGACCCTGTGGGTCACGACTCCGAAAAGGGACTCCTCCTTGACCGTCTGGACCCGGTAGTCGACCCCCAGGAATCGGAGCCGGTCCCCCGGTCGAACGTCCTGGTTCGGAAGGAACGAGGCCACCCCGTCGACCTCCTGTCTCAGATCCTCCGCGGGTGCGAGGACGATCTCGCAGGGGACGGGCCCGATCTCGACGAACGCCTCGTCGTCGGAGCCGTAGAGCTTCTCGCCCGAGGTCACCCGAAGAAGAACCCCCTCCTGACCAGAAGCGAGGATCAGCTCGCGAACGTCTCGAGCCGCCGAGCCACGCTCCTCATTCGATAGAAGGCTCAGCGTCCACCCCCCGCTCGAAGATCAACGCCGCGAGCCCCCGCGGCCGGAGGATGGTGTCGTCGCCGGCATCGCTCCCACCCTGAATCTCCCCGAGCCGGCGCCGGTAGAGCGCGAGCAGGTCCGCTTCGAGCTTCGCCCAGTGCTCCGGCTGCGAGGTCTTGTCGACCCGCTTGTCGCCCGAGGAGAACGAGAACGCGTTGGCGGTCCGCGCCCGGATCATCTGGCAGGCGCAGACCAGAGCGAAGAGCGAGAGGAGATCGGCAGCTTCGGCTGACGGCTCGGGAACCAGCTCGCCAGCGACAACGGTCAGGGTGAGGCCGAGGTCCTTCCCGACCTGGAAGGCGCCCCGACGGACCGCTCGGTCAAGCGCCGCCGCCTCGAGGAGCTGCCCTTCCGGATCGCCGAGATCGACCCGGAGGGCAGAAACGAGATCAGCGAGGAGCAACCGACTCGATCTCGGAAAGGCGCCGGCGGACCGCATCCTGAACCCGCGGGCGCTTGTCGATGGCGAGAATGGCCCGGAGCCGCTTCGGATCCTCCTCCAGGGAGATCCGCTGGATCACTTCGGCCTGCGGGAGCTTCAGGAGCTCCTCCGGGGGGCTGTCCGGCGAAAGCGGCCGGTCTGCCAGCGAACTGGCGGCCGGCTCGGTTGGCGGCTCCGGCTCCTGCTCCGGAGATCTCGGGACGGCTCCCGGCTCCTCGGCGAGCCGAACGAGGAGCCCCGAGGCGATCGCCCGCTCGATCTCCGGCGTCGAGGCCTCGACCGTCGCGACCCCGCCCGGGAGGAGGCGGAGCCGATGCCGCGGCACGAGAACGATTCCGGGCTGGATGTTCTTCAGGCGAATCATCCATCCCTCCTACGGAAGGATCCGGATCTTGGCCGTGATGTCGGGACGCAGCACGCCGTGCCCGATCTCCTGCCAGACCAGCCAGCCGACCTTGAAGCGGGTCTTCTCCTCCAGGGCGTCCGACTGGAGAGGAGTCGGCTTCGGCATCTTCCCGACCTCCTCGTCGGGGAGGACGAGCACCTCGTCCATCGCCGCGGCCGAGGTCGTCAGGATTCCCCCGGTCCCGTAGTTCTTGATGATTCCCTTCACCCGCAGCTCGTTCTTCGTCTGCGGGTCGACGTTCCAGCCCTTGAGGTCCTTCACCCTCGCGCCGCGCAGGACGATCGTCTTCACCGACAGCTCCCGGTCCTCGAGGATCGCGATCGCCTCGTTGAGCGCTTCCTCCGTGAGCACGCCGCCGGTCACCGTGATCGTGTTCTCCGCCGGAACCGCCGCCGAGATGACCTTGATCGTTCGGAGGTCGATCTCCGTTCGGATCGCATTCGCCGCCCCGGTCTGGATGTCGGTCAGGCGGCCGATGTTGCCGTTCTTGAGGACGTTGATGTCCACCATCGGGGTCGAGTGGATCCGGAAGGTCGGAATCTCCATCTCCTCCTTCCCGACCTCCTGCTCCCGGGCCTCGCCTTCGGTCGAGATCCAGTACGCCTTCACCTTCGGCTTCTTCTGGTAGATCGCCCGCTCCCCCTTCGGAAGCGTCTCGTCCGAGAGGAGCAGGCTCGAGATCTCCTTCCGGGCGATCTCCTGCTCGATCGGGGCGGCGATGGCGGCGGCGAGCGCCCGCATGCCGTCCGTCGTTTCGAGCGCCTTGCGCATGAGGGCGGCCATCGCCTCCATGTACTCGGGGCTGTTCGTGTTGACCGTGATTTTCTCCATGAGGTGTGTCGTTCCTTTCCGTCGGTCCGGCTCGGCTCAGACGAGCAGCCGGAGCTTGAGCACGCCGTCGACGAGCGAAATCGCCTGGGCGATCGCCTCCTCGCCGGCCCCGATGGCGCCCGCGGTCAGCTTCCCCGTGGGGCCGGTCTTGAGGAACGCCCCCGGCGCCGGCGTCCCCTCGAAGACGTCCGTCTCGTAGATTCCTCCCTGGCAGAAGACCCCCGGCATCTCGCCAGCCTTGTAGCTCTTGATCAGGAGGCCGAAGGACTTCTGCGCGGGATCGGTGTTCACGGCGAAGAGGTCGGCGCCGACGATGCGGACGACCTGGGCCGTCGTCCCCTCTCCCTGCATCGTGCCGTCGCCGTAGGCCAGGCCGCGGTGATTCGTGCGAATGAAAGACATGGGTTGCTTCTCCTGTTGTTCTCGACCGGGATGATGGGATCTCTCGGCGCGCGCCCCTTTGGGGGAGCGCCCCGCGTCAGCTCGGGTTCGCCGGCGCCTCCATGCCGACGCGCTGGCGGTAGGCCGCAAGCAGGCCGCTCTTGAGCTGCTCCTCGAGCGTCGGTTCGCCAGCGTCGTCGACGTCGTGCGGCCGGACGGCCGCGGCGGCGCGAAGCGGCGGGGTCTTCGAAGCGGCAGCCGTGGCCGGAGCCGAGTCCCCTTCGGGCTTCTTCGGCTCGGCGTCCTTCGACGGAATCTTCTGGAATGCCGCCTCCGTCGCCGCGAAGGCCTCGTCCGAGAGACCGGCCAGGCGCCCCAGCTCCTGCTCCCGCTCCTCGTCGTTCTCGAACGCGAAGAGTCCCCTTCGCTCGAGACTCTTGAGGAGCTTCCCGGCGCGCGAGCGGTTCGCCGCCGTCTTCTGGGCGGCGAGCAGCTCGTCGACCTGCTTCTGGAGATCGAGGAGCTTCTGACGGAGCTGCTTGTTCTCCGACTCGAGCTGCTTCACGCGCGCCGCGGGATCGGAATCCCCTCCACCGCCGTCGGGAGGGGTCTGCGCCGGGGGTACGCCTCCCGGGGGCACGGTCTTCTTCGCCGCGTCGGAGGGCGGCGCTGCGGCGCCCGCACAGGGGGGCGTCTCGGGAGGAGTGGTGTTCGGCTGGGTCATCGGTTCTTCTCCTTCGCTTCGAATGGAAATGGGCTCGGCGGTCCCCGACGTGACGTCGGCGACCTGCGTGATCCGGGCGTTCTCATCGGCGCCCTTCCGGTCGAGGAGCCCCACCCCCGTAAAGGTCACGCCGTGCAGAATCTCGGAGACGATCTGTCCCTGGAACTCGGTCCCCTTGTACTTCTTGAGGTGCAGGCAATACTCGGCCTTCGAGGTCACCCGTTTGCCACAGGCCGAGCACTCCCCTTCCTCGTAGTCGCACTCCATCGAGACCTGGCTGATGATCCCCTTGCGGATCAGCTTGTGAGCGAGCAGCGCGTGCGCGCTGTCCCGCACGTAGAGCTCCCCCACGCACTCGACCCGGGCCCCCGCCTCGTCCTCGATGTAGTCCGCGGCCGCGATCCCACCGACGATGTCGGTGAAATCCTGGGAATGTTTCAGGTCGATCTTCTTGTTCACCGCGGTCGGGTGGCGGGCCGTCAGCTCCTCCGGGAGAAACTGGTCACCATTCCGGTTCGTTCCGACGCGGCAGAGGATGAAGGTGAACTTCGGGTCCTCTCCGGGGAGCATCGCCGCCGAGGCCTGGGCTGCTAGCGGATCGCCGGGCAGGACGAGGTCGACGGCAAACGAGGTGTGGAGATTCGCGGCCTTCGGCTCGACGGTGGCATGGGCCCGCTTCGGCTTTCGGGTCGCGACCGCCAACGGGTCGTTCTCGGCCAGCCACTCCTTGGCTCGGTCGAGCGTCCAGTCCTCCGAGAGCGGGAAGACGATCGACTGGAGAACTGGATCCTCGGTTTCTCCCGGCGGCTCATCGAGTGGCCGGCCGACGACGACCTGGACCCCGGTCGCGGCGTCGAACACCTCGGTGACGAGGGACTCGGGAGCGAACTGGTCCGTTTCCTCCAGGACGTAGACGATGGCGTCGGGGGTCTCCTCCCAGCGCCCGATTCCGCCGCGGCTCCGGATCGGCCGGCGTTTCGCTCTGGCTTCCTCGGCTTTGGCCGCGGCCTCCGGCTTGGCCTTTCCCCGCTGGCACACGAACAGGTACTCCGTCGCGTCCGAGGAATCGCTCCGGCTCCCACCGACCATGTAGTGGTGGTCGTGGGTTTCGAGCCGGGGCTCCATCCCCTGGGACGTGATCAGCCCCTTCATCTCCTCGTCGGTCGGGTACGCCTTGTCTCGGTAGGAGATCAGCCAGCTCCGAATGTGCTTCGCCTGGGAGAGGAACCCCTCGAAGAACGTCCGGGCGTTCCCCTTCGTGACCGTCTGGTGGTCGGTCTCGTAGGAGCGGGTCTTGGAGCCCGGGATGAGCGAGAGCCCCTCCCAGTTCGTCATCAGCCCCTCGACGAAGTGGTATGCCTTCTCGTAGTTCGTCGTCGAGAACTCGGTCGCGTAGGGTGGGTCGAAGTAGGCCAGGTCGACCTTGACCTTGGGGAGCAGCTCGGCAATTTCCTCGCGGAAGGCGAGGCACTTCTCGCCGTTGTCGAAGATCAGCGCGTTGATCTTCTCGGCGTTCGACCGGAGCTTGGCCCGGAACTCGTCCGGGCCCCCCTTCCGGTTTCCGCTCGGTCCGGTCGAGGTGAAATGTCCGAAGCCCCCCGACATGCAGGTCTTGGCCAGGACGAAGAGGCCGATGTCCTTCTTAAAGGAAGAGAGCGCCTCGATGTTGGCCCGGACCTGGTCGATGACCGCGTGGACCCCCGGCTCGAAGAAGAGCCCGTCGAAGTTCTCCCTCACGAAGGTCCCGGCCTTCGGGTTCTCCGCCAGGAGAGCGTCGATCTCCTCGGGTGAGAGGGTCTCCGAGCTGTTCTCGACGATCGCCCGGGCGGTGTGGTGGCAGAGCCGGAGACGGTCGTTGGCCACGACCCGGAGCCCCTTCGTTTTGTACATGTAGGCGACAACCGCCGACCCCGAGAAGGCGTCCAGGGCCGAGGCGGTCCCATCGGGGGTGTTCTTCCAGATCCAGTCGACCAGCTTCTGCTTCGAGCCGATGTAGTTCGTGACGTACTTCGGCCGGTCGGCAGGAGGCGCCTCGGCAGCGGCGGACGGAGCTCGGGGAGTCTCCCGTCCGGCCTCCAGCTCGCCGGTCGTCTGGAGCGAGGCCTCGAATGCCAGCTCCGCCTCGGTCTCGAGGAGGAACGCCAGTCGGTCTCGATCGGTCGCGAAGGTCTCCATTTCCCTCCCGTCGGTAGAGCAGGTAGGCGGGGCTCTCGGGCCGACCGGTGGACGGCCGGGGAAAGAGACCCGCTACTCTCTATTTACCGGCGAGAGAGCCAAAACGAAGGGGGGGGGCTAGAATTCAGAGTGGTCGTCACGCCGACGGATGAACGCAGACGACCGTTTGGGGAGAACCATGGGATGACCATCGAGAAAACCCGCCCGGCGTTCACTCCGACTGATCGCCCGAGCCAGGCGTTCGTCGCTGTCCTGGACGTTCTCGGATTCAAGAATCGACTGAAAAGAACTCCTCTGACGCAACTCGTCAGCGACTATCGGCAGCTCCTGAGGCTCGCAGCTTATTGCTCTTCGCTTCCTGTCGGTTCAGCCAGGGGTTTAGAAAAATGGACGGTCGGCCGAGCCATCTTCAGCGACTCCGTTCTCCTCTGCTGTGACGACGGGTGGGAAGAGCTTCGGACTCTAATCTCGTGCGTCGCCGATCTTGAAGCTCGAGCCTTGGAGTCGGGCTGGCCATTCCGGGGCGCGATCGCTTACGGCGAATGCGTCTTGGACCTCGCGGGAGGAGTCTTCGTCGGGCAGCCGATCGTAGACGCATTCTTGGCGGCTGAAAGCCAGGAATGGATCGGAGTTGGGCTCCACGCGACCGTGATCCAGCATCCTCTCCTGGGTTCACGGATCAAAGGCGTCGAAGACGTCGTGGAATACCCCGTTCCCGCCAAGAGATGCGTCACTCCGATGAGTCACGCTGTTCAATGGGGACCCACCACCACTGGCGCAGTCTCGGCGCTAAAGTCACTTAGCGCGACGGCGGATTCATGCAGGAGCCGAAGAAAGTACGCCGCGACCGTTCGGTTCCTCAAGAAGACCTGTCAAGGCATGCACGCACTTTCCTAGCTCGAGTATGCGCGATCGACATCTTCCTCCTGCATCTCAACCGCGATGGAGGTTCCGCTCCCCGAGCTCGGCCAGTATCGCCCTCGCGCACGCCTCCGCCCCCCCGCACTCGTCCGTCTCCCGAATCTCGCCCCGCACTCCCTCATAGGGGCTCATCGTCTCCTGGTGGTACTCGAGAAAGTCGGGCTGCAGGGTCTTCACGCCAGCTTCGACGAGCCGGTTGATGACCCACATGGCCGCGTCCTCGGCCTCCTCGTTCCCGGGGAGGAAGACGATTTCAAGATCGAGCCCCGGCCCTGGCCCCTGGACCCAGACGCCGATCGGCTCGTACCGCGGCTCCTCGAGCGGACCCCGCCTCGCGTACTCGATCATCGTCCGGAACTTCATTCCCCGGCCTCCCACTCCTCGGCGATCCGGGTGTGCTCCTCGAGGAGGTCGGCATCCAGCATCTCGAACCGCTCCCGGTTCTCCGCCTTGTAGCGCTGCCAGCGTCGCCAGTCGGCGACGAACTCCGGCTCCTGGGGCGGGACGAGCCCCTCGACGTGGTGCCACCAGCCGCGGTCGTCGAGGAAGTCGATCTCGTTGGGGTCCTCCCGGCGCCATTCGACGACCTTCACGGTGTGGGCGAACTGCGACCCCTCGTCGTAGCCGGCGCTCTTCCACATGAGCCAGAAGGCCACCTTGCGGACCTCACCGGCGGCCGAGATTTCCGGCGCGACCCGGGTGACGGTGAAGCTGTCGACGAGCCCCAGCCGTAGCGGCTCGCCCCCGGGGTTCGCCACCCGCATCCAGGAGCCCTCGCGGTTCGGCCAGTCGAACAGCGCCTGGGCCTTTGCCTTCTCGGTTTCGAAGAGCTCCTTCATCCTTCCTGGCCTCTCCTTTCGGGCGGCTAGTCCGCCACCACCACGATGTCCTCGACCTTCCGGCCATCGGGTAGGGACACCATCCCTCTCTTGTGGAACATCTCAATCACTTTCTTTCGATCGGCCAGATTCTTCACGCCGATCGTCTCGATGTTGTCCAGGAGGGTGACCGAGTACTTCAGGATCGTCTCGTTCCCCCCGAGGCCGGCGAACTTCTTCCAGTCGGCTGGCGTGCTCCCGCGATGAGAGGTCACAAAGTTGTCCGTCACCCGGCCGTAGTGGTCGTGCGCGTAGGAGATCGCGTCCATCCGCCGAAGCAACCGTTTCTTGAAGTAGAAGCCGATGTTCGGCGCCTTCTTTCCGGCCGGGATCTTCTGGATCCGGGTGAAGAAGTAGCTCGCCCCGCCGGAGTTCATATCGGCCTCGGGGGACATCCCACCGACCGGCACTCCGATCCGGAGCTTCTCGATCGTCGAGACGAACGCCCCGTTGTGCTCGAGGAGGATGTCGACGAGGGACGGCAGGTCCCTTTCGTTCGTCACGTGATGGAACAGCGCGTAGCCGGCCATCTTCTTTTCGAGATCGTCGTCCGAAAGGTCGAACCGGTACTGGTGGCGGTAGCCGGCGGCCCCCTTCCCGCCCTGGAACGCGAGCTGGTACTCGCCGAGTGGGGCGTATCCCGGCAGCTTGGTCAAGTCCGGGACACCCAACCGCTGCTCCCAGAAGGCCCGGAGCGCCGCGATCCGCTCGTCGCGGCTTGCCCCGTCTTTGTCGAGCTTGGCCACGAGGTCCTGGTAGTCCGAGTCGAGATGCGCCTTGGTGAGATAGGCCTGCTTCTGGAGGTAGAGCAGCTCGGCATCGATCGGATCGGCGACGCGCGAGCTGATGCCGAGGTCGCCCAGGGCTCCCATTGCGGCATCGAGCCGATCCGGATCGACCTTCCCAGGAAGGTAGAGCTCGAGCTCTCCCCGTTGGGCGTAGGCGTTCTTTTCGGACCAGGGGCGGTAGACGATCCGTCCCCCGTCGGGCAGGTCGACTTCGAATTGCTCCCCTGCCTCGACCGCCGAGCTCTTGAAGAGAGCCGAATTGTCGGCCAGCTCGTCGGTGGCCGTTAGCTGTCCCTTCGCGATGGTCCGCTTCGGATGTCGGATCTTCGTCTTCTTGACGACGAACGGAACGTCGGCCGGCTTCTCTTTCGCCTTCGGGGGCGCGTGCTTCCGGAGGTAGGCCGCGAACTTCCCCCCCTCGGGAACGCCCTCCGCGGCAACCGCCGCATCGATCCGGTCGAGCCAGCCGAGGTACCCCTCGGCCATCGCCTTCACGTCCGGGTCGACGGCCTTCGCCAGCTCCAGGAGCTTCGGCCGAAGCCCCTGGGCCGCCGCCAGTTTCACTGCGTTGTAGGCGCCGTCCTCCTTGTGGGTGTGGCAGGTCTTGACCGCCAGCAGGATCGTGTTGGCGAACTCGTCCTCGGCCAGAGGCTCGCCGACCTTTGGGAGGCTCGTCTCCGGCGCCACCTTCCCGAGTTTCTTGAGGAGCTTCGCTTCCGCCTCGGGGCGGAGCTTCATCTTCACGACGGTCCGGGGCTTCCCTCCGGCCGTCTCCACCCAGATGAGCGCGTTCTGGTCCTCGACGTCCCCCTCGTCGAACGGGAGGACCTTCCCCTGCCAGCCGAGCGACTCGACGTCGTGGAGCAGCGCCTCCTCGGAGGGCCCGAGGCGACTCTTCGTCACCGCCTTCGCCGCGTCCTCGAAGCGAAAGTCCTTCTTCCCGAGGATCCCCGAGTAGAAATCCTCGAAGTCCCGCCGAAGGTTCTTCTTTCGTGCGAGTGCCTGGTCGAGGAAGGCCTGCTTCGCGGCTTCGTTCTTCCCGAATCGGCCGTCGGCGTAGGGCTTCAGGATGGCGAGGTAGTCCGCCTCGGGGATCTTCTCGGCCTCGCGGATCGCGGCCAGGGTGGCGCCCGGGTCGAACTGGACCTTCCCCTGCTTCGCCGCCCGAAACAGCGTGTTATAGAAAGGCTCTTTCTCGCCGTGTACCCCATTTGGGTGATACTCGACATCGAGGCGGTCCGAGCCGAAATACTTGAAGAGCTGCCCCTTGTCGATGCCCCAGACCTCGCCCTTCGTTCCCCGCAGGAATTGCTTCGGGTGGGCGTCGTGGTTCGAGATCAGCCAGTCGATGACGTGCTCCCGCTGGACCTGGGCGATCTCGTCGAAGGAGAGTTCCTCGGGGGCGAGGTCCCGGAAGTCGAACTTGCCGGCGAGGTTGGTCTTCCACTTCTGGATCGATCCGGTCTTCCCACCGAGCGACACGACCCGCACCTCGATGGCGTCGCCGTGGATCAGGCGCCCGATTCGGTACGCGGCCTCGTCTCCCGCCGCCCGGAATGCCTCGGACGTCGACGACACGGGCTTGAAGAGCCACTTCTCGCCGGCGTCGTCGACCCAGAACTCCTTCCGGTGGGCCCCTTCGATCTTGGCGACCTCGAGAAACTTGAACCGGGAGGGTTTCCCGATCTCCTTCCAGGCATCGTCGACGGCCTCGAACTCGGAGCCCTTGCGGGCGAAGACCGGGGCCGGAGCATTGGCCGCGGGGGCGGCCTTCGGGACCGAGGGGACCGGGGTGGCCTTCGGCGAAACGATCGCCGGAGTCGGAGCTGGAGGGGCCACGACCGGCGGCGGCGCCGGCATCGGGCTCGGAGCTGGCGCGGGCGGAGCGGGCGGCTTCGCGACACTGGGCGCCGCCGCGGGGGCCGCCCCCTTCTTCTTCCCGCCCCCGTACTTCGCATACCAGACCGTGTGTTTCGCTTCGATCGCGGCCTTCGCCGCGTCGATCTTCGCGGGGTTGGTGTTGGTCAGCAGCGTGATCAGCTCGTCCTTCGAGGCCCACTGCCAGTGCTTGACCTTGGTGAGCTTCGCGATGTCCTTCAGCTCGGAGAGGTTCTTCCCGACGATCTGATCGAAGAACAGATTCGTCTTCAGGGTCAGGACCTTCGCGTGTTTCTCGAGGAGGGCTTGGGGGAGCTTTCCGCCACCGGCGATGGCCGACTCGACCTTCTTCACCGAATCGAGGAAGTCGGACCAACCGAGCGGCGAGGCGGGGACGACGACGGCGCTGCTGGCCTCCTCGAGGGCGGTCTTCGCGGCGTTGACCGCGGCCGTCTCGGCGGCCTCCACCGCCTCCTGCTTCGCCGCCTCGGCGAGGTCGTGTCCGGCCACCTTCTCGAGCGCGGCTGCCAGCTGTTTCTTGTTCTTGAGTGGCGTCAGTCCCAGCTTCGCCTTCGCTTCGGCGAGGGCCGTTCCCGTCAGTCCCGAGTGGTCCACCCCCGGCTCGAGCTCGTCGAGCATCTCGACCACGTCCTGCTTCGTCAGGCTGATCGGAATCCCCTTCGCCTTCGCCATCTCCTGCAGCTCGGAGACGGTGAGGTCGTGGAGACCTCCCGAGGCGGGGACCTTCGCGACCTGGGCCGCGATCTGCTGCGCCTGAACGAGCGCCGCCTGCTTCTGCGCGAGCAAGGCGACCAGCTCCTCCTTCGTCCGGAGGGCACCGATGCCGTGGAACTTCAGCTTCGCGGAGAGGGCGTCGCCACCGAGGCCCGTGTGGTCCACCCCCGGCTCGGCGAGATCCAGGAGCTTCAGGTGGTCGGCCTTCGTGCGAGCGACCGAGACGCCGTTCTGCTTCGCGAGGGTCTGGAGCTGCTTGACGGTCAGCCCGGAGAGCTGGCTGGGCTGCCCGCTCTCGAAAGCGGCCTTGAGGGCTTTCGCTTCCGCCGCGGCCGCGGCTGCCTGTTTCTCGATGGCCTGCGGAGGAAGGAGGCAGCCCGCTCCGGAGATCCCCTCCTCGTCTGCAACGGCTTTCAGATTCGCGCCGCAGACCACGAGAGGTTCAGCTACGACCGACCCGCATCGGCAATTCGGATGGGACGGCTGCGCCGGAAACTTCGCCTCGGGGAATACCTTTCCGTCGAGCGGACCGCACACCGGGCAGACCCGCTCGTCCTCCGCCGTCAGCCACTCGAGCGATTCGACGCCGACGAGCCGGTAGAACTTCCGCTGCCCCTGGTTGTGGGCCCGAAGCGTTTCCGTCCGGGCGATCGTCTCCATCCGGTACTGGGCTTTCGAGAAGACCTTCGATCCCGCGTGCCGGAACGACTCCGGGTCCTTGATGACCTGGCCGAGATCCCGAACCAGGTCGTCCGCCCCCTTCCCCGTCGCAATCCCGGTCAGGATCGTCCGCTTGATCCCATCGGCCAGCTCCCGGTGGACGTCGCCCAGCAGGACCAGGTTGTAGTTCGTCAGGAAATCGAGCGCCGACGTGTCGACGACCGTGAAGGCCCGGGTCGCGAGCTTCTCGATCCCGTCGGAGGTGAGGTCCCGGTAGAACGGGAGCTGCGCCTCGGCGAAGTCCCCGATGCCCGCGTAGATCCCCTTCCGGAACGCCTCCTTCCCCGCCTTCCGGAACCGGAGGGTCTGCTCGGCCTTGAGGGCCGCCAGGATCTCCCGGATCTCGGCCTGGAGCTTCTCGAGCCCCCGAAGCGCCGGGAGCTTCCCCGCGGGGACTCCCCCCGGGCTCTTGAAGTCGAGGATCGACGACCTGACGAGCTTCGAGGCCTTCCCGAGCGAGACGGTCAGATCGGCGGCGACCTGGGCCGAGTAGAGGTTCCGCGCCCGAACCGACTTCTCCGCCGCGAGCCGGATCCGCTCCGCCTGGGTGAGCGGCTTCTTGGCGGCGGCTGCCTCGATCACTTCGAGCAGCCGGGGCAGCCCGGCTGTCGCTCCGGCGCCGGCACACCGGGCGATGTCGCGGGAAGCTCGGACCCCCGGAGCGACGCTCCGACCGGTAGCCTCCCCTCGAAGAACCGACAGGCCGCCGCATCGAATGCCCGCTCTTCCCGAAGGACCCGGCAGGCGTTTTCCGCCTCGTCGAAATGCGCGCAGCCATCGCAGATCTCCCCGGCCAGATCCGCCCGGCCGGCGAGGGCCGTCTCCGGCGGGAGCCCCTGCTCGATCGCCGGCTTCGCTTCGATCCCGAGAAGCTCCTGAGCCGCCTCGACCGGCAGGACCGTCGCCGTCACCAGGTCGACGATCGGCTTCACCTGCTTCTCGTCGAATATGTCGACCGAGCGCCGCTCGTTCTCCCGGTTCGCAGCCTCGACGTCCGGATCGAGGTCCATCTTGAGCTGGAGGCTCGACCGGCTGATCAGCTTCCGGTCGTACAGATCGATGAGGAGCCGGCGGACCTCGACCGCGTCCGATGGGTCGAGGTCGTTGAACAGGTATTGGACCGCCTTGTCGCCATGGCCCCGGAGCTTTCGCCAGTCGTCGAATACCCAGTCGAGGATTCGACGCGCAGCGTGCTTGATCTCGCGGACCATCACCAGCATCTTCTGGAGCGAGACCGAAGCCGTCGCGAAGTTGGGGCCGTCCCCCGTCACCAGCGACCGCGAGAGGCCAAGCGCGACGACGATGTCCTCCTTGACCTCCTTCACCTTGTCCTCGACGTTGAGCACCTGCCCGTCGGTCCCGTGGGTCTCGACCGTCACGTAGAAGGGCACGACCAGGCCGCTCTTCAGGTCCATCTTGTTGACCATGTCGCGGACCTGCTCGAGCATCCGCTGGTCGGGCATCACGATCTTGGGGCCGTAGGCCCCGCCGACCTTGAGCAGCCGGAACGGCGTCGCCCAGCGTCTCGCGATCGCCTGCTCGGCGCGTCGGTAGTCCCGGAGCAGCTCGATCGACTGGAACGCCGGAAGAACCAGCGAGTTCCCCCGGGGCGAGAAGGCCGGCGCGTCCCATTTCAGGTGGAGGACCTGCTCGACCGGAAGATCCAGCGGATCGGCTCCCGGAGTCTCGTCCTTCGTCTGCGTCACCTCGACCAGCTCCCCCTCGGCGTACTTCACCTTCACCGAGACCGGGTTGACGCAGACGACCTCCTCGAGGTCCCGGGCGTCCGTCGTGTACCGCTTGAAGCCGACCGCGTCTCCCTTGACGAGGAGCTGGAGGACCATGTCCTTCACGAAAATCGAGATGCCGAGCCGGCCGGCGAGCGCCTCGACTTCGGCCTGGAACGCCTCGTCGTCGCTGGCGAACCCGATCTCGTCCCCCACCGCGAAGGTCCGCCAGGAGTTCACGCAGTTCTTCACGAGTGGTTCCTCGACGTAGTAGTCCCAGGCCTTCCGGGCCCGCTCCTCCCAGGTCTTCGGGATCGCCTCGGTCGCGGCGACCTTCGAGAAAGCCGACGGGTCGAGGGCGGCCGCCGAGGCCAGCGGGGGGATGACCACTGCAGACGCCTGGAGCGGACCTCCCTGGCCGGGGCCCGGGTCGGCTGCAGGAGAAAGGGCGGTTCGGCTGAATCGTGCTCGTCGTCGGCTCATCGAGGAGCGGGTAGCCAGCCCGAAGGCGGGGCCCACTACTCTCTATTTACCGGCGAGACGGGCGAAACGAAGGGGGGGCGATCAGAAAGGCGGCGCGCCTCGTTCGACATGACCTGGGAGGTCATGCCGGATGCCGAGGGCATGACCAGAGAGGTCAAGTCCGGATCGCAGGGGGGAGAAGGCGGCATGACTCCGGCTCGACCAACATGACCTGGGAGGTCATGCCGAATGCCGAGGCCATGACCAAGGAGGTCAAGTCCCGGCCGCAGGCGAGAGAAGGTGGCACGACTCCGACTCGACCAACGTGACCTGGGAGGTCATGCCGAATGCCGAGGCCATGACCAAGGAGGTCAAATCCCGGACCGCACGCGAGAGAGGTTGGCCCGACTCCGACTCGACCAACATGACCTGGGAGGTCATGCCGAATGCCGAGGGCATGACCAGGGAGGTCAAGTCCGGACCGCAGGGGGGAGAAGGCGGCACGACTCCGACTCGACCAGCACGACCTGGGAGGTCATGCCGGATGCCAAGAGCATGACCAGGGAGGTCAAGCCCGGGCCGAGAACATGACCCGAGAGGTCAGATCTGGATCGCATGACCCGACCGGGAAACGGGCGCCAGCCGCACGATCGGGGTCGTCGGGGGCTCCTGGAGACACGCACGGACCGCCTCGGAGAACTGAGAACGAGGCTCTCTACTCTCTATTTACAGACGAGAGGGGAGAAACGAATGGGCGGTCCAGTGTCTTCGGAATCCCGACGCCCGCCTGTTCGATCATCGCTGCGTCGATTCGTCGAACATCGAAGCCCAGCTCGAGCTCGAGAGCCGCGTAGAACTCGTCGGTCTGAGCTCGGAAGTCGCGGTTGAGTCGCTGGGCGATCGCCTCGAGCCTCGAACGACCAACTCGGGACTCCATGACCAGAAACACTCCGAGAGAGGCTGCGTAACCGGCGTCGACGTCCTTCCAGCCCTTCTGAACGGCGCCTTGATCCTCGGAGGTCGTGACCGGCTTTCGAAGCTCCGCGCTTGCCAGGAAGGGCGAGAATCGCCAGAGCCCCGCCCGCCGCTCCGAATCCATCAACGCCTCGAGCGCCACCTCCCGCCGGGGTCCGGCGTCGCATCCTGCAGAGGAAAGGCGCCAGTGGACATACTCGGCGAGCCCCTCCTCGAACCAGCCTGCCCCCGTCGAGCCAGCCTGGTCGAGCATGACGTGTCCGACGACGTGCCACATCTCGTGGGGGGCGGTGGGCTCGATCCGGCAGAGAAGGTCGGCGGTCGCTTCCGGCCGCGAATCCTCCATGAAGATCAGATCCCGGTAGGTATCCGAAGGCGAGTAGGAGAACCGGAAGTTCGCCGGTGTCTTCGCCAGCGGAACAACGACAAGCTCCACGCCGCGAGGGAACCTCTCGCCCGAAAGCTGCTCGATGAACTCGATGATGGTCTCGTACCGCCGCTTGATCGCGTCCTGGTCGACTCGCAGGCCGGGCGAGCAGACGATCCGGAAGGGCTTCCCATTCTTCAGAATGCCTGCGTGAGTCGCCGCAGCCGATTCCTCGAGGTACCGGTTCACGTCGAATACCGGTTCCGCCGGATCCGTGTAGCGAGCCTGAAGCCCGCGACTCCAGCTGAAACAACCCACCAGGGCGAGCGCCAGGGTCGAGAGAATCCCGACCGTGCCGAGTCGTAGCGTGCTCGAATGCCTATTCACGACCTGCCCGACCTCCCGCGAGCGCCCGGATCGCTCCCGGAACCCGCTTGACCCCCTTCTGCTTGTGGAGAACCCCCCGGGCGCCCGATCGGATCGCGTCGGCCGTCGAGAGCGACATGTCGGAGGTAAAGAGAAGGGTCGTCGGGATCGCTCCCCGCTGCCCGAGTTCCTCGAGGACTTCGAGGCCGCTCCGTCTCGGCATCTGGACGTCGAGGAGGACGACATCGGGGCGGCACTTGCCGATGACTTCGAGCGCCTCTTCCCCGTCCGCGGCCTCGCCAACCACGGCGATGTCCGGCTCGGAGGCGAGCGTCTCGCGCACGAGCGCCCGGAGGTCGGCGCGGTCGTCGACCAGGCAGACGCGGATGGTGCGCAGCGGCTGCTCCTCGGGTAGGGAGTGTCGATGGGACTTCGTCATGGATCCACGACGCAGAGCGGGTCGGGGCACCGAAGGATGCGTGCCCGTTCGTCTTTGAACCACATCATCGGCTTGCCGTTCGAGTTTCCTCGGGCCCTCTCGAAGCTGTACAAGTACCGACGAGCGAACGCGGGATGTGCCGTGTCTCGAACGAACTGTCCGTCCACCGAGCCGAACCACTCTCCAACGAGGTAGAGACCGTCGCCCCTCTTGGGCTCCTCACCCGAGCGCCATGTAGAAGCGAGAAGCTCGCACGGCGAGCCATCTTCGAAATCGACAAGCCACGACATGACAGGGAAGTCCTCGACATCGACGCAGTCCTTCTGCGCTCCGGATTCGAGAGGTCGAATGACGCAGACCTCCGAGAATTGTCGTGCCATGCCCATCGAGGCACCCAAAAGGGATTGAACAAGTAGCTCTACCCTTCCATCACCGTCGATGTCGATCTCCGCCACCGAGAACTCGGTAGCGTCGACCATCGTGAAAAGTTCCTGGCTCCAGCACACAAGAGATTCGCTGCCCCGGTAGACGGTCATCTCGCGGAAAGGATCGCCGCTGTCCTCCATCGGACAGCCGCAGATCTTGAAACCACTCGGCGTCGAGACGCAGAAGCTCTGCTCGCAGCCCGGAACCTCAGCAGCCTCCGCCTCGACCAGACGCACGGAACAAGGCCGCGCCGTCGCGATGTCTCGAGGGATGGGCCCTGCGGCCAAGGCGGGAAGGACCAGAACCAGGACGGGCAGCACCGAGACTACCGGCACGGCGAATCCCTCCACAAGGCAGCCGTTCCGCGACCCATGACCGCGAAGACATGCCGGACCGGCTTCCCGTTGGAAGCCGATCGCGAGATCCGAACTCGGCTCGATAGATTCATCGCCACCCAGGGCGAAGTGATCGGAGCTACCAGATGCACGAGCGGATTCTACCGCCGCTCCCCCATGCAGCCTTTCACTACCGAGCGGAGTGTCTCCGGCAATTTCGCCCCTTCACACGAACACCGGCTCCGTGACCAGCGGCACCAGGCTCACGCTCTCCTCCCTCGCCTGGTCCAGCGCTCCCTGCTCCCTGGCCAGCATCGCGCACCGCACCGCGTCGATGATGTGGTCGTTCCCCTTCGAGTAGACGACGTTCCCGCCGTTCAGCGTGTAGGTCTGGGTCGTGAATTGGTCCTCGATCTCCGAGTCATCGATCGGCAGGACGATCGCGCGTCGCTGGAGCGCCCCGTTGATCAGGCTGGTCATCAGCTCCTTCGTCCGCTTCTTGACCTCTTTGCCGTCGCGGACCGCCAGGGTCGTCATCCCTCCGAAGTCGAACCCCTTGAGCCGGCCGTCGAGCCCCAGCGGCTTGAACCGATCGAGGGTCAGGAGGTCCTGAACGACCGCCATCCCGTTCCCGCCGTTGTCGACGCCGATCCCCACCGGCGTGTACATCCGCTCGAGGAGCGCGATCGCCTGAGCGACGTGCGGGTAGGCGACGTGCTCCATGTGGACCCGCAGGACCATCCGGAGGACCGGCCGCTCGGCGACCTCGACCTCGCGGAAGACCACCAGCTCGGTCGGGTCATTCGTATAGCCGAGATCCCCACCAACCCAATAGACGCCGGTCTGCGGCATCAGGTTCATGAGCATCTCGAGCCGCTCGGTCGAGGCGTCTTCGGAGTCGCAGTCCTTCAGCTCCTCGCCGGTGATCTCGACCTTCTGATACTCGAGGACCTCCTGCCGGCAGAGGTTCAGGTGCTCGATGTTGAAGGCCCCGTAGCTCGGCTTCCCGTGCTCACCGGCGACCTCGTGCTGCCAGCCGGCGGTCTCCTTCCCGCCGTAGAACTCGACGAGCTGGGCCTCCCGTTCGTCTGACCAGGTGGGGTTCAGCCAGCTCGGCCAGCGAAAGACCCGGAACTGCGGCGAGAGGGTGAGCCGGTAATAGGTCGTGTCCCGGAGTCCGTTCGGCGTCGAGTAGATCCGGAGCCGGCCATCGGCCTTGAGGCATTGCCGGAGCGCCTTCCAGGATCGTTCCGTCAACCAGGCTCCCTCGTCGACCCAGATCCGCTCGACGTGGAGCGATCGAAAGGCGTCCCCGTAGGCTCCGGCCGGCCGGAAGTAGATGGTCGAGCCGTTGGTGAACTCGAGCCTGAAGTAGGGCTTCCGGTGGATCTTGGGCTTCCCGTACTTCGTGAGCGCGATCGAGGCGTAGAGGTCAGGGTTCGCGTCGAGTTGGAACTCGATCTCCTCGATCAGCGTGTCGAGGTGCCCCTGGTGGGGGGCCGCGACCAGGCCGAGGCCTCCCCGGGTCGTGAAGGCGAAGTGGAGGATCTGCGTGGAAATGTCGGTCGACTTTCCTGAAGCCCTTCCGTCGAGATGGATGATGTTGGGCTCCTCGGCCAGCAGGTCCTCAACCTGGTGCGGCCAGTAGCTCCGAGGCTCGCCATTTCGGTTCCGGAGGTAGGCCTGGCCCCAGAGGACCGGGCTCGCCAGGGTCTCGGCGAGCCGGGCGTTGCGACTGCGGTCGGCCATCAGAGCCCCACCGCTCCCCGGAGGGCGGTCCGGAGAACAGCCACGAGAACGCCGAGCGCCGCCTCGCGGTTCGCTTCCGTCCGGTCGGCGTCTCGCGCAGCGGCGTCGAGCTTGGCGATCGCCTGGTCGAGGGCGGCCCATTCGGGGTAGGTGGCGCGCGCGGCGTCGATCCGGAGGACCGCCTCCTCGATCCGGCCGGCGACGAGGAGCTCACCCAGGGCGATGAGCTCGCGGCCAGCGGCCCGGACAATCTCGGGGTCCTCGGCGGCGATGCGACGAAGGTCGTCAGTCACAGGGTACCTCCCGGGGATTCGGGCGGGGCGTTGCCACTGGGAACGATCGGGGACGGGACCCGGGGGCGCAGCCACTGGGAGCGGGTTCGAGCGCCGGCTGATCGGGGGCGCTCCCACTGGGAACGGGAAAGGCCGAGCCCGCCGGAGCGTTCCCACTGGGTGCGCCCGAGGCGTTCGTTCCGCCGGCCCACAGTTCCAGCGCCGCCACGGCCCGCACGAGCCGGTCCCCGATGCCCTGGAGCCGCTCGGCTTCCGGGTGGCTGACCTCGCCCAACGCCCGGTTCGCCTCGGCCACGTAGGGCGGCAGCTGGCGGCCAATGACCCGTATTGCGGCCTGGACGTCGGCCGGCGGGCGGGTCGGCGCACAGGCGAACGTCGCGGCGAGAACGCCAGCGGAAGCCAACCGGAGGAAGCGGCGGCCGGCCCGCCAGAAGGCTGCGTTTCGCCTCATGCCGCCACCCCACTTCGGGCGGTGCTCAGGCGGTAAAACCCCCTGCTCGAAACATGTGGATTCGAGTTGACTCCCCGCGCGCGGAGAGCGTTCATGTGGATGTCGAACGGCTCACCCAGAGCGCCGAAAACGCAAGCCAGACAAGGAGAAACGCGATGACCACCACCCAGAAGAACACCAGCCGCACCCGCAAGGCCGCCCCCCGAACCGCGAGCCTGGCCGAGCTGGCCCGCGAGTACGAGGCGAGGTTCCGGGCCACGGGCAAAGCCCCGTTCGGCGAGAGCAGCTGGACGCTTCGGACCTTCCGGTACGACGCCCGCGTCATCCTCGAGTACTTCGAGTTCGCTTCGAACATCGCGGAGTTCTACTGGCGCGACGTCCAGGAATTCTCGTTCTCGAGCGAGCTGATTCAGCCGGGAAAGAGCGGGCGGTTCCGCCCCCTCGACCAGGCCAAGAGAATCATGCTGGTTCTCCGCGCGCTCCTGGTCTTCGCCCGGCAGACCGGCCTCATCGAAGAGGTTTCCTGGCCGACCCAGATGCTCAAGTGTGTGCGGATTCCCGCCCCCGCCCCGCGCAAGGCCCGGCAGGTCGCGGCCTGAGCGCGGCCCCTCCCCATGCGAATCGAAACCACCTCCCCCTTCTGGATCGTCGAAGACCCCGGGCCCGACAGCGTGCTCGCCGACATCTGCTGGGAGACCTCGCTCGCCGGCCTGCTCCTTCAGTTCCGCGGCGGCTGGACGACCGAGCGCCGGCCGACGCTTTTCACCGACCGGGCCAAAGCGGAGACCGAGGCCCGGATGCGACTGGCCGTTCGCGCGGGACTCGAGAGGCAGTTCGGACGGCCCGAGGCCTGAGCCGAGATCGAAGACGCGCCAGGTGAGCCGCCCTATGGACAACGCCCCGAACAACCCCGTCTCGCTCCCAGTGACAACGCCCGGCGCCCCAATGCCCTCTTCCCTCGAATCCCGTTGACTTCCCTCCGCATCGGAGGGTGTATCCCTGAGCCTCGGATGTTCCGAGGCCATTCGAAAGGAGCCACCATGCCCGACCCCACCCTGAAGCAGGCCTCGGAGGCCTACCTCGCCCACCTGGGCACCCTCGGCAAGAAGCCGGCGACCGTTTACACCTACGGCAAGGACCTCGAAGTCGTCTGCGGCTACCTTGGCGAAACCACGAAGCTCTCGGCGATCCAGCCCGCACGCATCGGGAAGTTCGTGAAGTCCGACGCCCTCCTCAAGAACCCCGAGGGGAAGCCCCGCGCCGAGCGGACGGTCCAGAAGACGGTCCGGGTGCTTCGGATGTTCCTGGTCTGGGCCAAGGATGCCGGCCAGGTCGAGGCGCTTCCGCTCCCGAAGGATTTCCCCATGGGGTACAGCAGGGCGGGAGGCGAGGAGTCCGAAGAAGGTTCCGAATCCGCCGGCGCCGTTCCCTCCCCCGAGGCCAGCCATGCCGCTCCCCGCGCAAAGAAGCCCCGCGCTGCGGCTCGTTCCTGAGCCGGCGGCCGACCCCTTCGGCGACGCGGTCGAGGCCTTCACGACCCGGCTCGTCGCCGAAGGGCGGGCACCGCTCACGATCTCCGCATACCGCCG